ATGATTGATTTTAATGATTTTAAAATCTATATCACAGTTAAAGCAGGTTTAAAACCAAATAGTATTCGTCACGCCTTATCTCGAGTTAAAATTTTTTTAAATTGGTTAAAGGAAAATAAAAAAGAATTAAATCAAAAATCAACTGAAGAGTTTATCCTTTATTTAAAAAACAAAACCAATAACAATAATACTTTAAATACTTATGTGTATGCTTTAAGACAATTAAGAAATTATTTATTTCACCGGGGAATTTTAAATAACTTTTTTGAAGGGATAAGATCGTTTAAAAAATATCAACCACCAGTTATTATTTTAAGTGAAAAAGAAGTTGAAAAGATAATAAATACCGATACGACTAATAAAAAATATAAAGGTGAGAAAATAGAGAAACTTCAATTTACCCTTCAGACTCTTCGAATGTTTTTAGCCTACACCGGCTGTCGATTTGAAGAAGCGGTAACACTTGAAGTAAAATCAGTCGATTTAGAAAATCAAAGAGCAATCCTTCGCTATACTAAAAACAGCGAACCCAGAAACGTTTATTTAATAAAACCATTAGCAAAAAGACTTAAAAAATTAATTGAAAATAAAAACCCTAATGATTTAGTTTTTCAAAACCTTCGAGGAAAAAAGATATATGCTACCGATTTTACAAAAGATTTAAAAAAAGCAGCAGAAAAGGCAGGAATAAAAAAAAGAGTTCACCCGCATATTTTTCGCCACACATATGGGACTTTACTATATATTGCCACCCGTGATGTTGCTTTAGTTAAGGAAGTATTAGGACATAAAGACATAAAATCAACAATGACTTATGTCCATATTGCCGATGAAGTAGTTAAAGAAGGAATGTTATACCGACACCCTTTTGCTTATAAACACATTCCACCAAAAAATTATATTGAAATAATAAAAAAAGCGATTGAACAATTTAACCTAACCGATGATAAGCGATTTGATTATTTAAAAGTATTAAAAGCAATTAATGATTTTATCTTTAATCTTAACGAGGCTGTGCTTCCCAACTATAGAAACATTTAATAAAAAAGTAGTATCATTAAATTATGATCAATGTTTATCTTGCGATAGTAATAAACTTACTAACTAATCTAATTACCTTTCTTTTTCTTTTGCTTTACTTTCGAAAAAAAGATAAAGAAAAAGAAAAACTGTTTACCTCATATTTGGCTGAGTTGGATGATAAAAACAAAAGACTTGAGAAAAAAATTGAAAAATTAGAAAGTTTAAAAAAGAATAATGAGAAAAAAAGAAATAAGAAAAAAAATAATAAAAACAAGCTTTGATGGTTATAAACTTTTAATTGAAAAAATATTTAATGGAATTGGTTGGTTTGGTGTAAGAACTAAACCAAGAAAGCTTAAAAAATCGCTATTGACACAAGGAAAATAAAAGCCTAAAATTAAAATAGGCGGCTCACGAAAAAAAATATTCGTGGGTTATAAAAGAGAAAATTATCACTTCATTCCAACTTATTCGTTGGATTCTTGCGTTGGCGATTTTGAGCCAAGAGCTGATGATTTATTCGAAAAAATCATAGAACAAGACTACGAGGATAAATTGATTGAAAACTTTGAAGGGATAGAAAAAGACATAGTCTCAATGGCAATGGAAGGATTTGATCTTTACCAAATCTCTCAGATTTTAGGGATAAAAACCTCAAAAATATATAAGATAAAAAAGATTCTAATGAAGAAAATCTCAAAACTTAAAGGCGTGAATCTTAAATCATCAAGAGAAAGATTTTTAGAAAAACTTCTATATCTTTATCTTCTTAAAAACAGAAACAAAAGCGAAAAAGAAATATATGAGAATTGGGAAAAAGACGTAATTCTCAAAGAGTATAAGAGGCCGCCATATAATATTTTTGAAAACATTATTAAGGAGGTTAAAAGTTATTTAAATGAAAATGGTTAATGCAACTCGTTCAGAATACTGGGAAATAGAAAAATTAAAAGAATGGGATAAAAACCCCAGAAAAGCAACTAAAAGTGCTTTAGAGAGATTAAAAAAGCATATTTTAAAGTTTAGGGTATATAAACCGTTAATCGTAACACCGGAGGGGATTGTTTTAGGTGGCAATATGCGGCTTAAAGTTTTTAAAGAATTAGGATTAAAAAAAGTATGGGTATCAGTGGTTGAGCCAAAAAACGAAAAAGAAATGCTTGAGTATGCTTTATCTGACAACGATAGAATTGGTTATTACGATAAAGAATTATTCTTTACCAACTTTCAACACATCGAACTTGAGAAAGGATTGTTTTCAATAGACTATAAAGAACCACTTAAACTTGATGATTTTGTTTTGATAAATGAAAAATTAAAAGAAGATGAAATACCAGAAGTTGATGAGAACAACATAAAATCAAAACCGGGTGAAGTTTATCAATTAGGACAACATCGATTAATGTGTGGAGACGCAACTAAAAAAGAAGATGTGGAAAAATTAATGGGAGGAGAAAAAGCAAATCTTATATTCACCGATCCCCCATATAATGTTGACTATCAGTCACACGGTAGTCATTCTTATTCAGAAGGTAGATTTAAACATAAGAAAATATTTAATGATAACTTATCTGATGAAAACTACTATCAATTTTTGCTTGATTCATTAAAAAATGCTTATCATTTTTCAACTGATGATTCACCTGTCTATCTTTGGTATGCTTCCAAAAATCAACATATTGTAAGAAAAGCATTTTTAGATGCGGGTTTTTATTTTTCTCAAATTATTATTTGGGTAAAAGAACATTTTGTTTTTTCTCATCAAGATTACCAGCGAATATATGAGCCTTGTATGTATGGATGGAAAGAAGGGAAAAACCATCAAAGAAATATTTATTTAACCAATTTAGAAGATGTAATTTTGCTTGATAAAAAGACATTTACTGAATTAATGGATGTTTGGTATGAGAAAAGAGATAATACTGCTCAATACGAACATCCAACCCAAAAACCAGTAGGACTTTCCGGGCGAGCAATAAGACACTCATCAAAGATAGGTGATATTGTTTTGGATTTATTTGGTGGAAGCGGCTCAACTTTGATTGCGGCTGAACAATTGGAAAGAAAAGCCTACCTTATGGAGCTTGATCCATATTATTGCGATGTTATTAGAAAACGTTATGCAAAGTTTATTGGAAAGGAGGAGGTATGGGAAAGCGAAACCAAAGCAATATAAAAAAAACTTTACCAACACACACCAACAAAAACCAACAAAAAAAGAAAAATGTTGGTTATAGAACTTATGAGCAGTTAAAACCACTTCATCAAAAAGCGGTTGATCTAAGACTTAACGGAGTAAAGTATAGAGATATTGCTAAAGAAATTGGCGTTAAAGAACAAACAGTAAGAGAGTGGTTTATCAAAGACGGTATTTGTTATTTTGCTTTTAATCAAATAAAAAAAGAACGAGAAAAGGAAAAAAGAGATTTATTTAAAGAAATAGATCAGCGATTAAAAGATATAGCAATTGACGCGGTGATTGTTTTGGAAAATACCGTTCGAAAAGGAAATTGGAAAGCGGCGGTTAAAGCTTTGGAGATGGCAGGTTTTGAACCAGTTCATAAAGTAGCTGATGTAACTGAAGATGAGAAACAAAAAACGTTACAAATGTTGAAAGAAATTTTTCAAAAACATGGACGAAATAGACAAACTAACCAGTCTGTTTCAAATAAAAGGAAGGCCGGTGAAACTGACTCCGATGCAGAAGAAAATATTTGATCTTATTGCTTTTGCAAGACACCCAAGAAATCAAATAATTGCTCCAACCCAATATGGGAAATCTTTAACTGTAGCTTTGGCAGTTTTGATTCGGTCTTTGGTTGCTGGTGAGCGATTTATAATTTTAGCTCCATCAGAAAACAAAGCTCAGATAATAATGAGTTACATTATAGATCACTGTTTTGACAATGCTTTGTTTTTAGATCAATTAGAGCTTGATCCATCGGAAAAATTAGACAGGCTTAGAAGACAAAGATCACGAGATTATATAACTTTTAAAACAGGTGGAGGGGTAAGAACTTTAACTTTAGATGCCAGAAACACAAAAAGAAATATCGAGGCGGCAATGGGATTTGGTGGAAACAGAATTATTTTAGATGAGTCATCATTAATTGATGATACTTTATATGCAACTGTCAAAAGAATGTTGGGGGGCTACGCTTATGATGATCAGTTTCTTTTAGAGATAGGAAATCCTTTTTACCGCAATCATTTCTATCGCACTTGGCACTCGCCCACTTATAACAAGATTTTTATTGACTATAAAATTGGTTTAGAAGAAGGTCGATATTCGCCTGAGTTTATTGAAGAAATGAGGCAAGAGGCTTTTTTTGATATTTTGTATGAGTGTAAATTCCCTGATGAGGATGAGATTGATCAGCGAGGATATAGAACTTTAATAACAATGGAGCAAATAGAAAAAGCATATACCGAAACTTTACCGAAAGGAAAAAAAACTGATTGGATTTTGGGAGTTGATATTGGAGCAGGTGGTGATTTTAATGTTTATGTTTTGCGAAATAAAGATATAGCAATTATTGAAAGTAAAAACCAAAGCAACGACACAATGACAAATGTTTTTGAAGTTGAAAGGATAATAAAGGAATATAAAATTGATCCCTCTAATGTTTTTATTGATGATACTGGAGTTGGAAAAGGTGTAACTGATAGATTAAAAGAAAAAGGAATTCGTGTTAACGCTGTCTCATTTGGTCAAGACCCTCAAGACAAGACAAAGTTTAAAAATTTAAAAGCAGAAATATACTGGGCGGCAAAACAATGGATTGAGGCAGGAGGAAAACTTTTCAAAAACCCCAATTGGATTCAACTTCACTGGATAAAATACAAAATCTCAACTGATAAAGTTTTGCAAATAGAGCCAAAAGATGAGCTTATAAGAAGAACGGGTAAATCGCCAGACTTTGCCGATGCTTTTGCCCTAACTTTTACTCCAAGAAAACCAGAACCAAAAATTCGTTTTCTTTAGCAACTTATTTTGCAACCTACCAAATAAAAAAAATACACATCTCATCCATAAAATATTTGTATGAATCCACTAAACTTTTTTAAAACAATTGCTAAGGCTTTAAGTCGAAAACCAGTTTTTTCCAGTATTTTTATTCCTTGGGGAATTGGTCGATCGTTTACAAGACGTGATTATTACTATGGTATTGTTTTTTCATGTATTGATGCTATTGCACAAAATGTTGCGGCTACTCGATTTTTTTTAGTTAAAAAAGATGATAAAACTCAAGTTAAAGAAGAAGAACACCCATCAATTAAACTTTTATATAAACCAAACCCTTTTCAGTCATCTTATGATTTTTTTTATCTTATTTCTTCTCATATTGATGCTTTTGGAAAAGCATATATCTATCCAGTTTTAGATGGCAAAGGAGAACCTAAAGAACTTTGGCTTTTAGATCCACAAAAAACAAAACCAGTGCCAGGAAAAGAAAGCTTATTGGAAGGTTATGTTTATTACAACTTAAAAGGTGAAAAAATACCATTTGAAGTTCATCAATTAATTGAAATAAAAAGACAAAATCCATTTAATCAAATAGAAGGCATATCAACGATTGAAATGGCCAAACACTCAATTGAGGGCGATATAAACGCAGTTGAGTGGAATAAAAACTTTTTTGAAAATGGAGCAATGCCATCTGGGGTTTTATCAACTGAACAAGAGTTGTCAGAAGAAGCATTTCAAAGACTAAAAAAACAATGGCAAGAGCGGTATCAGGGAAAAGAAAACGCTCATCGGCCAATGATTTTAGAAGCAGGCCTTCAATGGACTTCTTTGACCATAAAACAAAAAGATATGGATTTTATAGAACAAAGACGTTTTTCTCGCGATGAGATTTTATCTATCTTTAAAGTCCCAAAAACAGTTTTGGCAATAACCGATGATGTAAACAGAGCTAATGCTGAGGCCTCAGAATATGTTTTTGCCAAAAGAACCATTGAGCCAAGACTTCGACTTATCTTTGATAAATTAAATCAGTTTTATATGCCGTTATTTGCCGATGGTGACAAATATACCTTGCGATTTGAGGACCCAACACCAGAAAATGTAGAACTTAAACTTAAAAAATGGGAAACGGGACTTAGAGCTGGATTTTTAACCATAAATGAAGTAAGAGCTGAAGATAAAAAAGAACCGGTAAAAGGTGGCGATGTGATTTATATTCCTTTCAACTTGATGCCGTTGTCTTCTGAGGAAAATAAAGACAGCAAAGAAGAAACAAAGACAATTAAAACTAAAGCGGTTGATCATACACCTTTAAGAGATGAGACTTTACGAAGATTGGAAGGCCAATATCGGGCAAAACTTGATGAACTTTTTAGAAAACTAACATCAGAAATTAGAAAAAAGAAAAAGAGCATAAAGAAAAAACAAGAGGATCCATTACTTGATGAGATTATTGCCGACATTTATCCAGACACAACTGAATGGAAAAAATTATTTACCACAATCACCTTTGATTTGGGAGTTCAGGCTACTCAAGCGGCAATTGATCATGTGGTGCAAACTTATGGTATTCAAAGAATGACTGATCCAGCATATAAAAAAGTTATTGACTGGCTTAAAAAAAGAATAGACACAACCGCCAAAGAAGTTGATCAAACATTATACAACCGGGCAAGAGAGATAATTGCCAGAAACTTAGCTGATGATCTTTTAGATGTTGAAAAAATTCGTGAAGAAGTGGCCAACGTAATTGATGATGAAAGATACTGGAGAGTGGAGCGAATTGTAAGAACTGAACTTTTTACCGCTTATTCAGAAACAGAATACCAAAGTTATCTTCAATCAGGAACGGTTAAAAACCTAAAATGGATTGCGGCGGAAGATGAGCGAACTTGCCCAATATGTATGGAAAACCATTTAAAAGTTGTTGGACTTGGTGAGGAATTTCCAAGCGGGCATACTCACACACCCGCACACATTCAATGTCGTTGCTCATCAATTCCAACTTTAGATGAAAAAACCTAAAAAGAAAAAAAATTAATAGTTGTCCATAAAATATTTATATGAAAAACATAAAAAACAAATTATTTACCTCAGCAACTTGTAAGTCTATTGTAAACAAGGACGAGAAAATCGTCCATGTAATCGCATCAACTGGTGTAGTTGACAGACACGGTGAATCTGTTAATCCTAAAGGATGGAAGTTAGATAACTACTTAAAAAATCCTGTTGTTTTAATTGCTCATGATTATCGATCACTGCCAATTGGAAAAGCAATAAAAGTCTGGGTTGAAGATGAAAAACTTCAGGCACTTTTGCAAATTGCAAACACTGAGGCGGGTAAAGAAGTTTTTTATTTAGTTGAGGGTGGATTTTTAAATACGGTTTCGGTTGGTTTCATTCCAACTAAGTATGGTGTTGCCGGCCAAGATCAATACACCATTATGGAGGCTGAACTTTTGGAAATTTCATTTGTCGCCGTTCCCGCAAATCCAGAAGCTTTAATTAACAACGACGTTCAATCAAGATTTTTATTTTTGGAAAAATCAATTGAGGAGGCACAATACAAAGGTGTAGTTCCTTTTGAATCTTATGAAAAAGATGATTCATCTTCATGGGATGGGGATAAAGCACGAAAACAGTTGGCAAAGTGGGCATCATCTGATGGATCAGGCGATAAAGATAAAATTGACTGGGGGAAATATAAAAAAGGTTTTGCTTGGTTTGATGAGAAAAATAAGGAAAATTTTGGTGCTTATAAACTTCCTCATCATTATGTTAAAGATGGAAAACTGGTAACTGTTTGGTCGGGAGTCAAGGCGGCAATGGGGGCTTTGCTTGGTGCAAGAGGTGGGACTGATATGCCAACTGAGGATAGGAAAGGAGTATATAATCATTTAGCAAAACACTATAAAGATTTTGATAAAGAAGTACCCGAGTTTAAAGAATACACAAATGAAGAACTTTTTGAATTAGATCAAAAAGGATTGATTGATTGCGGTGAAAGTATAGAGGTTAAAAAAGAATATTTAGCAAAGATAAAGTCACAAGCCGATGAAATAAAAAGTCTTAAAGAAACTATAAAAAGTGTGATGGAAGAAGTGCTTAAAAAATATAAAGTAGTTGAGGAAAGGGTTGTGGAAAAAATAATTAAAGTAAAAGACAACGAACTATCTGAGGGGGCAACTAAACTTCTTTATCAAATAAGAAAAGAGATGAGAAAAAGTGACAAATATACCGGGCTTTCATTAAAAATCTTAAATTCGCTATTAAAAGTTAATAGTTTTGATGCGAAAGGGGGTGAAAAATAAACATGGAAGAGGAAAAAAAAGCTTTCGAGGAATTAAGCCAAAAGGTTATTGAAACCGTAACACCAGCTATCACTGAAAAGGTGTTGGCTGAACTTCCTCGAAGAAAAAATATCTTCGGCGGCGAAAGCGCTAATGCTGAAGTTTTAGAGCAAAAAAAGGCTGCGGCTGAATATTTGCGAGCTAAATTTTTAAGAGATGAGGCTAAAGCAAAAGCCTTGTCTTCAGGCACCGCAGGTAGTGGTGCTGAACTGGTTCCAACTTACATTTCCTCAGAAATTATAAGATTGGCACCCGAAACTGGGTTAGTAAGAAAATATGCTCGAAAATGGCCGATGCAGGGAATGAATGAAAACATCCCCACTATGTCAAGTCTTGTTTCCTTTAGAATTGATAGTGATGGACAGAGAATTAATGCTTCTCAGCCAACCACAGGTAATGTTCCATTACGCACTAAAACTTTAGGAGTAATCGTTCCCGTTCCTAAACGTCTTTTAAGAAACGCAACAGTAAATTTGGTCGATGCATTAGTATCTTTAGCGGCCGAAGCTATTGCGTTATCTGAAGATAAATGGGCGATTTTAGGCTTGACTTCAGGTGAGGGAGTTTTCCAACATGCTTCAGTTCCTGGTGTGACTTTAGGGACTGGAGATACCACCTATGCAAAGGTTGAACCCGAGGATCTACTTGATGCGCTTGATCAAGTTGTTGAAGAAGCTGTCAACGACAAAATGAAATGGGTAATGTCCTTATCCGTCTTAAACGCTCTTCGTAGAAAAAGAGCCGTCGTTGGCACTGATCCTCAAGGGTTCTTGCTTGGTGGACCCGGAGTTCCTGTCCCAAAAACTTTATGGGATATAGCATATGAGATTCGATCTTACATGCCAAGAACTTCCGAGTCAAATCAAGCTGGTAAAAAGTTTATTGCTCTTGTTAACTTTGATTACGTGCTGTTTGGTGATGAAAATGTTTATACCATCGAAATTTCCGATGAGGCAACCATCACCGACACCAACGGATCAACCCTTATCAACTTATTTGAACAGGAGATGGTGGGGGTTAAAGTTACAGAGTCAGTAGACATCCAGCTTGCTGAACCAAGCAAAGCATTTGCATGGATTAAAACAGCTGCATCATAAGTTTAAACCGATGGCCGTAGGGTGAGTGGCAATGCCTAACGAAAAAGATAAGTTAGGCAAATACCACCGGCCAACATCTTAGGCCATCTAGGGATGGGGGTGGCCTGAGATGTTAAAAGTTTTTAAAAAAAATATGAAAATCAAAATGGTCGAAACAACTATTTTTGAAGGGGTGAGATACGAGAAAGGAAAAAAATATAACATAGCTAAAGAAAAAGCACTAGCTTTAGGTTCATCGGCGATAATCTTAGAGGAGGAAAAAAAAGAAGAAAAAACTAAGATTATCGATGATGCTAAAAACACAATGATTTCGCGTGAAGAAAGTAAAAAGAAATAAAAATAATAAAAAAATAATAATAATATGTTATGGCAAACAAAAACGCAACACTCTACTATAGTGGCTATTCAGGAATAACCGCACAAGCGGTTGCTGATTTTTTGGGAAAAACTTTAACCACAACCGAACAAAATATTATCTCTTCTTTAATTTCATCAATTGAACTTTTTTTAGCTCAAAAATGTCGAAGAAATTTCAAATATGATTTAGGAAATGATTATTATGAGGAAATATTTGACGCTGGATTTGAAAAATATTATTTTCACAACTTCCCAGTTAAAGAAGTAGCAAAAATAACAATTGATGATAGCGATGTTTATATAAAAGGTGGGGGGAGTAATCTTTATGAGTTAAATAAAGACTTTTTTGTTTACCGTGACTATATTATTTTTAGAACGATTCCTCAATCATCAAAAGATAATTCTCAGGCATTAAAAATATCATATAACATCGAAAAGTTTTGGGGTGAGGATGTAGAGCTTGGGATAAAACAATGGGTATCTCAAATCTTTTCTCAAAAAGAGTATGGGGGTAAAAATATATCTTCGTTTAACTTTGCAGGCTTGTCTTTATCCTTCAATCAAGGCGAAATCCCAGAATATATCAAAGCTTTAATTAGAACTTATAAAAAAGTGCTTATATGATAAGGGAAAATTGTATTGTCAAAATTCAACGATTAACCGGTGATGAGAATAACAAAAACTATCAAGATTTAGCAGAAAATGTCCGAATTTTAATCGAACCAGCATCAAATGAAATGGCAGTAATGTATGAGGTGCCAGTTGGCCAGTCTTATTCATTTATGGTTATGGATCAAGTGGATTGGATAAGGCCGGGAGATAAGATTATTGTTTTAAATCCAGAAACCAGTGGATTGTCAACGAATGATCAGTTAATAGTTCGCGGCAACGCTCAAAAAGCTTATGTTTTAGGCCATATCTTAAATAGCGGCATTGCTGTTAAAACTTAAAAAATATGCCATCAGGGTATCAGTTGGAAATTAAACTTGAAGGATTTGAGGAGTTTAAAGAAAAATTAAGGCAAGCACCAGAGATTGTGGCTGAGGTGAAGTATAAAATGATGGATAGAATGGTAACAATTGCGAGGGAAAAAGCAGTGATGGAAGCACCAATTGATACTGGTAATTTAAGAAAAAATATTGGAGCAAATAGTAAAGTAACAGCGATGGGTAATGATTTATATGGTGTGGTGGGAACAAATTTGGTCTCAAATGGATTTCCATATCCAAAAGCTCAAGAGTATGGAACTGGAATTTACGGACCAAAAGGAACACCAATTACTCCAAAGAAAAAAAAATTTTTAGCTTGGCCAGTTTTTGGATCTGGTCATAAATTTATAGCTACTGGAATTAGTATTAGTAAAACTGGAAAAATTAGAAAAAACAAAAGAAAAGATGTTTATTTAATTTTTGCAAAAAAAGTTTCCGGTGTTAAACCAAAATATTTCATGAAAAAAGCCGCTGAAGAAGTAAAAAGAAGAATGGGTGAGGTGTTAAAAATAGGCTTTGAGATAGTTAATAAGTTATCTTTTAGATCATGACATACAATACTTTGATTGAAAAAATAAAAAATGTAATTATCAGTAATGTATCGGAAATCCAATCATCTTATGATTATTATCCAGAGAGTTTAACATCATTTCCTTGTTTAGTGGTGGTTCCTATCGGCCATGAGGATAGTTTTTATACTCTATCTCACTCAGGATTTAATACCCGTCAATACTCAATATCAATTCGAATAATTGGGGATTTAGAAAATACCGAGATAAACACACAAAAGAAAATAAGAGAATTAACCGATAAGGTGATTGATGTTTTGGAGAAAAACCCAACTTTAGATAATACCATTGATTGGTGTTATCCAACCAAAGCTCGTTATGGTTTTGAGGGTCAACCGGCAAAATATTATTATTCAGAAATTACTTTAAATGTTAAGTTTAGATTTCAACGGGCAAATTAAAAAAAAATAAAAAGGTAACCATATAATACTTTTATGAGAAAAAAATATATTTACAAAGGCGAGGTTGAAACTTACGTACCAAAAGTGGGGATTGTTTATCCCAATCAAGAGATTGAAACAGAAAAAGAAATAAGAAATGCGTTATTTGAGGAGGTAAAAGAAGAAAAAAAAGAAAATAAAGAAAAAAAGAAAAAAAATTAAAAGTTCACCATAAAATATTAATACTATGGCATCAGGACTAAATAACCATATAGGAATAGGAAAAGAAACTGTATTTGGTACACCAGTTGCTCCAACAGTTTTTTTACCCATTAAAGAATCAGATGGAATTCAAATAAACAAAGACATTCAGTTTATTGAAGCGATAAAATCGGGGGTGGCGGGGAAAAATAAAGGTGCTTTTGTTGGTAAAGTTGAATATAGCGGTGGATTTGAAAGCGATGCTTATCCTCAATTTTTAGGTCATATTTTACGTTCTGCTTTTGGATCAGTATCATCAGCTTTAGAATCAGGAGAAACAACTGTGTATCGTCATACATTTACTGAAAGCTTGACTAAACCATCTTATACCGTTGAACAAAAGATTGGCGAGATTGTGAAAAGATTTGCTGGATTTGTGGTTCAAAACTTAAAAATAGAATCAAAAGCAGGTGAATCGGTTGCTGTCTCTTTTGAGGGATTGGCCAAAACCCAGGCTGATGCTACTGCTCAAACTCCAGCCTATGAGACTTCAAGACCATTTAACTTTGCCGATGTAACATCAATTAAAATCGGAAATACTGAGGTTAAATCTTATTGTGAAGAGCTAAGCTTTGAATATGACAATCAACTTGAAGGATTTTATAGTATGGGGGCTAATGAACTTCAATCAGTTTATCCCAAGCCATCTGAAGCAAAAGGTAAATTAACCCTTTACTTAGATGACACAACCAAAGCATTTTTAGAAGATTATATTTCAAAAACTGAGCGAGCAATTGAAATAAAAATCGAAGGCGATTCAATTGGTGCGGCCAGTAAAGAAAAACTTTATATCAAACTTCCAAAAGCGGTGATGACTTCAGTTGGGACTAAACTATCAACTGAATATAACGCTTTGGAGATTGAATTTGAAGGAGTTGTTGATGAAACCGATGGGTTAATAATAGCTTATCTTATAAATACATTATCAAGTTATTAATATGGTTGAGTTTAAAACACCGGGAGGGTATACAGTTCGGCTTAAAAGGCATTATTTAACGTATGGGGAGAAAGTAGAACTTCAGAAACTTTATTTAAAATCAACTAAAATTGATCCAGCTACTCAAAAGATTGTTGAATTAGATCCATCAATTGTTTTTGAGGCAAATAAAATGGCGTTTAAATATTTAGTTGTTGAGATTATTACTCCTGATGGTCAATCTATAAAAGATAATCTTTATGATTATGTAATGAATTTAAAAGAAGAAGATGGTCAAGCTATTTTTAATGAATTAAATAAATATACTAATCCTCCACAAGATTTGGAAAAAAAAAGCAATTGAACTTTTTAAATTCTTCAAAGGATCAGGAAAACTTCCGATAGATTTTGAGGATGCATATATTTGTGATTTATTAAATATTACTTATACTGAACTTGAAAAACAACCGGCTAATTGGGTTGAAAAGATGATTTTATATAAGAATCAAAAAGCAAAGGTGGAAGAGATGGAGATAAATAAACAAAAAAGAATTGGAAAAGCATCAAAGAGTATGATAAAAAAGTAATATGGGGTTTTTCGATTTTTTAAAAAAACAACCTCCTAAAATAAATTTTAATTTAGAGTTAAAAACGGAATTTAAAGAAGATGATGTTATTGACACTTCTTGGGACATAGATATTTTAAATAAAAAAAAGGAAGAGGCTTTAGGAAAAAAAGATTATGGAAGAGCTTCACAAATTTTATTTTTAATTGCTCGTAAATTATATGAAAAAGGTGAAAACCATATTGAAGCTGCCTCAGAATCAATAAGATTAAGTTTATTATCAATATTAGAGAAACCTTTTGGAGAAAAGAAAGTAAAGATAATTACAGCATTAGATAAATCATGCTCAAATTGTAGAAAATTACACGGAAAAACTTTAACAGTTGATAAGGCTTTAAAATTAAATCTTTTACCTTGTAAAAAATGCAAACACGAAATTAATCCGAAGACAAAACTTGGTTGGTGTAGATGTGTTTATGTAGAAACAATTTAACGACAGATTTTTTCGCAAGGAATACCATCACCATCGCTATCTTTATTAGAACATCCGCAGTTATTTAATTGAAAATAAGCCTCTTCACAGCTTGACATTTGAGAACAAGATTTAGCACAATTACAGACAAAACTTCCAGTATTAGAATTTATATTATTTTGTGATGTATTAGATGTATTAGATAAGCAGGCATCATCAGCCCAAAGCCCGATTTTATTTTCCCTTGCGTATCTTTCTGCTTCTTTAAACTCTTTTTGGTATTTATATGGTAGATTATAAGTATATTCATACGCATAACCTTCTTTAATCATAGAAAGATTAAAGTTTGTTCCATCAGGTAAAAAAACATATCTAAGTAGACGATTATATTTATCTCTTTCACCTTGAGAAGGATCGAACTCAAGATAAACACTTTGGCCATAAAGAATAGATTTAGCTTTATTAGAAGCCTCAACACCAAAACATTCAACTTTCTTTCGGGGATCAACCGTTTCCGGTGTATTTATACCAATAAGTCTTACTCTTTCTTTTTTACCATTAATTTCAACGTCAATTGTGTCGCCATCAATAACATTGATTACTCTATATAATTCGCCTTTATTTTCATTATTATTAAAACTTAAGGTTGGAGTGATTAAGTTAATAGGTAAAGGTGTAATTGAAGGAATTTTGCTTGGGGTTACTTTTTTTTCAACGCTTGATGATAATACTTTTTCATTTTTATTATTAATTGTTTTTTTTATATTTTGCTTCGGTGGAGCTTTTGGATAAAAAAACATTGAAACAAAAAACAAGATAAACACTAAAATATATCGTTTTTTATTTGTTAGATTAGGAATAAAAGATTTTATTAGATTAAAACTTTTAGGAATTAGAAATAATGAGATTATTAAGGAAATTAAAAAACCAATCAAAGAATCTTTGATTAAAGTAATAGCAACCAATAAGAATCCAAAACCAAAAAACCAATTGATTAGATTTAAAATCCAAATCATCCTTTCTATTATATCAAAAAAAAACAGCCACCCATCCATAAAATATTAGTATGGAAAACCTACTACAGATTACAATGCGGCTCAAAGATGAAGCCACTGGTGAATTACAAAAAACTGTTAAAAATATAAACAGTGCGTTTAATGAAGCAGAAAAATCATCATCTAACTTTAAGGCTGCTCTTTCTGATGTTGGGAAAATAGCGGCGGGGATTGGATTGTATAAGTTAGTTGACTGGGTGGTGTCTTACACAAAAGAAATGATTACGGCAGGGGTAGAAACAGCTAAATTTTATGAGAATGTGAAAATTGGTTATACAACTATATTGAAAGATGGCCAAAAGGCTCAAAAGGTAATTGAAGAAATTAAAGCAACTGCCTTAAAAACTCCATTTGACACCGGTGCTTTATTAAGAGCTAATCAGCTTTTAATCTCAACTGGTTTATCAGCCGAAGAAAGTCAAAAAGCGGTAGTTTTACTTGGTAATGCAGTTTTAGCCACTGGTGGTGGTAATGAGGAATTATTAAGAATGGCGGTTAATTTACAGCAAATAAAAAATATGGGTCAAGCAACCGCATTAGATGTTCGTCAGTTTGCAATGGCGGGAATTCCGATTTATAAAATGGTAGCGGAGGCTCAAGGGAAAAGTGTTGAGCAGGTAAAGGATATGAAAATAACCTATGAGATGTTAGTTGACGCTTTTGAAAAAGCGGCTCAAAAAGGTGGAATGTTTTATAAAGGAATTGAAAATGCGGCGGGGTCTTTTCAACAAGTACAATCTAATTTAAAAGAAAATCTAAACGTTTTTTTTGCGGATATTTTGACAAAATCAGGAGTGTTTGATGCTTTAAAAAATGGAATGTTAAAAATACAAAATGCTTTAACTGTTATAAAGCCTTACATCATTGACTTTATTCAAAATCTAAGTAAATTTGTCCAAGAACATCAAAAATTGATAACATTTATTTTAATAGCAAGTGGTGTGTTTTTAGGATTAGTTTCAATTATAGCAATAGTTATTGGTGTTATAACGGTTTTGTCTTTTGTTATTGGATTGATTACTTCACCGATATTAATTGTAATTGGGGCTATTTCATTATTGATAACTGCTTTTGTTTTATTTAAAGATCAAATATTTTTAATTCTTCAAAATATTTATTTAACAGTATCAACTATTTTCACTCAAATATGGATGTTTATCAGTAATATTTTTATGATGATTTTTAATATTGTATCTACAATATTGTCATCTATTTGGGCTGTTATCTCATATATTCTTACTCAAATCTTTACTTTTTTTCAATTTATATTTTTAGCAATAAAAGCAGTTGTGGAAATAGTTTTTACAATTATTTCAACTATTATTTCAACAATTTTAGATGCTATTTGGGGAGTAATAGGTTCAACTTTGACAGGTTGGTGGAATACTTTTAAAACATACTTAAATGCCATTAAAAACACAGTTCAATCGATTTATAACTCAGTTCATGATTGGTTTGTTGATAAATTAAACAAAACATGGAAAGCAGTGACTGACATTACTAAAAAAATTTGGGACGCTTTTAAAAATATGGCAAAGGGGATAATGGATGCTTTAAGATCAATAAAATTTCCTCATTTGTCAATCGGCGAGGGCTCAGTGACAATTATGGGCAAAGAAATCAAGTATCCAAAATTAAACGTAGATTGGTATCAGGAAGGCGGTTGGGTTAGAAGAACGGGATTAGCAGTAGTCCATGCTGGGGAGTATGTATTATCGCGTGATATGTTAAGAGGACAAAAAAATCCCGAAGTTGGAATTGGAAAACAACAATATGTTTATAACACTATTTATGCTAATGTTAACACTCAAGTTGATTTAGATTACTTAGCGTACAAACTTTCATATATGCTTCGAAATTCTTGATTTTATATAATTAACTTAATGCTTAAAAAACTATTAATAACAACATTTGAAATAATAATTAATATAACGATTGAGGTTTTTAAATTTTTGATCAATATCTTATCTTACATAAAAGAAAAAATTAAAATCGAAAAAGAAAAAAAATATAAAGTAATTTCAGTAGATGAAAATAAAGATTATAAGATAACAATAACTGAAGAAATCGAAGATTATAAACCACAATCTTTTACACCTCCAGTAGAAAATAAAAACTATGATAAAAACTGCCCTTATTGTCACAAAGCTTTAGAAAAACCACCTCAAAGAAAAAAACAATGTCCTTATTGTAAACAATATATGTATGTGAGAACACGTCTTAAAGATAGGAAAAAAGTATTAGTAACTAAAGAAGAAGCAGACAGAATTGATTTAGAGTGGGAAAAATATCAATTTGAAGAAGAAATAAAGACAATAAGAGTAAATCATAATATCGCTTTAAGTGAATGGGAAAGTGTTAAAAATAAATTAAGGCAAGAATTTGGTCGTGATCCGCTTTTTAATGATGTTTTATGGGCAATATTAAATGATCGGTTGAATAAAGCGATTATAGAAAAAGATAATTATAAGGTAAGGATAATTTTTAGTGATATGATTAAGATTTTAAGGAATGAAAATAAATTAAAATCTGTTTTAGGTTATTCTTTAATGATTTGTTATTTAGATTGTGATAACTATAGTAAGATGTCATTACCAAAATCAAAATGGTTTGCCCCTTCTTATTTATCAGAAATTATAAATACTATTAAATCTTTAAATCTTTCAATGGATGAAGTTAAAAAAATATTTTTTGAACAAGCAAATAGTTATCAAAAAGCTTTAGGACTAACTTATTCACCAAATGATGCTTGGAATGATATAAAAGAACATATTCTTCCGTTAAAATAATACCCAATTTTTAAAAAAAAGAAGACTATCTCCATAAAATATTTATATGATCACTAAACTTATTATCGACAACTTAGAACTATCACCAGAAAACGGCTATTTTATTCAAGCAGTTAAGGATTTAGGATATAAAACTAAATATCCGGTGGCGTCTATTTTATATCTTCACGGAGTAAAGATTGGTGATTTATTTTTTGAAAATAAAGCATTGGCGGTAGAACTTAAAATCGGGGCTTTGACAATCTCTGATTTAATTGAAAAAAGAAGTAAGATTTATGAGAAATTGACTTTAAAAGAATACGGTGATGATAAAATAACAATTGAATTTCACTTAGGAAATAATTTAATTCTTGAAGCAAAAGGTGTTGTTAAAGATGTTAATTCAGATTTAGAAGTAGATAATTTGACAACTTGCGATTTATCTTTTACTTTAGAACTTGAAGAGCCATTTTTAAAATCAAAACAGACTTATGAGGTAAGTTTTGGTATTACTAAAGGTGGCGGGGCTTCAGTCCCGATGGAAATTCCATTAAGCATGACACAAGGGTCTTCTGGGTTTTCAATTGTCAACAACGGCGGAAATATTTTTGCTTTTCCAGAGATTTATTTTTATGGTCAATTAACTAATCCAGTTTTGTTAAATAAAACAACTAATAAATCAATTTCATTTAATCAGACAATAACTTCAGGCAATCATATTTACGTTGACACCTATAATCGAATCGTGGTTGATAATTTAGGTAATAATAAAAGAGATAAAATGAGTGGTGATTTTGTGATTTTAGAAAAAGGTGAAAATCAATTTACATTATCATCAGATGTGCCAACGGAGACGGGATTTGTTAAGTTGATTTATAAGTATTTTTATATCTCAATATGATTGGCAACTGGAGGGCTTTTTTATATGATAAATCAGATGTTTTTTTAGCCGAACTTCCAATTGAAGGGTTAACTATCACTTTTGAATTAAATGGAATACCAAAATCCCAAATAAGAGTGAATTATCATATATTTAAGGACTGGATGGAAAGACAAAATGTAGCGGTAAATGATGTTTTATCATCGGGTTTTAGGTGGGTAAAGATTACTCGAAATAATTTAACTATTTTTAAAGGAATTTTAACTGAGGCTTCCATTCAAAAGTATGAGATGGATATTAATATATCTTTGACTTTTAAAGGCTGGCTTTCGTATTTTGAAAAAAGATATATTACAAAAACTTATTCAGATACCGATGCGGGACAGATTGCTTGGGATATGATTAATGCGGCTCAATCAGAAAGTTATGGGGATATTGGAATAATTCAGGGGACGATTGAAACAACGGTTAGTCGCGATAGAACATATAAAGATGATGAGATAGCAAAAAGTATTATTGGACTTTCAAACTTTAATATATTAAACGGCTTTGAATTTGAAATTACTAATGATAAAGTTTTTACTGTTAAATCACGAATTGGAGCTGATAAGCCATATATTGTTTTTGATAGATCAAATATTAAATCGTGGCAGGTTGATTATAAACTTTCGTTGCTTTTAACAAATAAAGTTATTGCTTATGGTGAAGGAATGGGAGAGGCTCAACTTCGGGTAGTAAGGGAAGGATCAAATACTTATAAGGACAAATGGTATTTGTTGGAGGAAATTTACAATAATATCTCAGTTAAGGAACAGGCAACACTTGAGGCTCAGGCGGATAAATATATAGATCAGAATAAAGACTCGTCAAAAGTTTTTAATATTTCAGTGATAACCAATAACATCGATTTAAATGATTATAACGTTGGTGATGGAGTAAAGGTTGAGATTGAGGATATAATAAACGGGCTTTATAGGATAAAAACAAAAGAAATAAATGTTAATGAAGGAGTTGAAGAAATAAAGTTAGAATTTTTGTTTTAAAAACTTATGGATAACTTTTTAGAAGAATTTAAAAAATTGAAAGAAAAGGTTGAGGAGTTGGAGAAAAGAACGATTACTGACTTAAGTGTAGATAATTTAAAAACTGATTTAATAAAATTAAAAGAACAATCATCTTCACTACCACAACCACCATCTGGAATAGGTTTTTTTTATTATAAAAATAAAACATTATATTTAAAAAATGAACAAAATGAAACTACAATTATTGTCCCGGTTGGGACTATATTACCATTTGCTTCAAGTATTATTCCATCAGGTTTTTTGTTGTGTGATGGGTCTGAAGTTTCAAGAACAACTTATTCAGAACTTTTTAATGTTATAGGCACAACTTATGGCTCGGGCAATGGTTCAACTACTTTTAATTTACCAAATTTGAAAGGTAGAGTTTTAGTCGGGTTAGATTCTTCTCAATCTGAATTTAACAATTTAGGAAAAACTGGTGGTTCTAAGACTCATACACTTTCAATTTCTGAAATTCCCTCCCACAATCACAGTTTAACTGGTGTAAATAATAATAATTTTACGGTTCAAGCAGGAATGGGAGCTGGTGTATCAGGAATTCCAAATAATGTTTCAGGTTGGGGAAGTTATAATCAAGCTCACTGGTTTACTGGGTCTTTCACTACAGTTTATGTTGGTGGCGGACAACCACATAATAATTTACAACCATATTTGACTATTAACTTTATAATTAAGTATTAAATTTTTCAATAACTCAAAAACAAAAAAAATAACTTCTCCTCCATAAAATATTTATATGATTGACTTTCAGCTTATTAAACAAAAAGAAGAAAAAGGACTTATATCTTACGATGTAATTGATAATATGTTAGTGGTTTTTGAAAAGGTTTATGATGAGGAAACAGGTCAGGAGAAAGAACCAAAAAAAACATATATTGACTTAAAAGAATTAATCATAAAAAGAAAACTCTATCAAGATGAGATAAATAAAATTGACGAGATTTTAAATAAAGCAAAAGAAAAGAAAAAAACAATTATTAGTTTATTAACAAAAGAAATCTATGGCTAAATATATCTCAATCAGAAGCGGGGCAACGGCACTTCCCGAACAATCAGTGGCTCACTTGACGCACGATTTGATTTATCAAACTGGGGTAGTTGATTTAACTTCAGATTGGAAAGTCTTGGAAAATAATCCTCAAAATATGACAGTGAATATTTCATCAGGTAGAGGATTTTTTAAGAAAACATCAATTACTTATCACGGCTATTCTGATAGCGTTGAAAATATTTCAATTGGAGCTAATAACTCGGGTAATCCTCGAATTGATGCGGTTGTTTTATATGTTGATTTAACGGCTACTCCAAATTCTGATGCTTCAAATGTTTTAAAATCGATAGTAGTACAAGGAACACCAGCGTCATCACCTGTAGCACCAACGGATAATGAAATTCAAACAGCGATAGGATCAGGCAATCCTTTTTTAAGATTGGCTAATGTTTATGTAGAAAATGGTGCGTCGTCAATAACTAATGCTAATATCACCGATACGAGAGTACCTGCGTATTTAAAAACTCCGGGGGGAATTTATCAACAAGATTTATTAAAGCCAAAAGTAAAGGCAAGTTATCAGGAAACTTATATTACATCAGGTAGCGGATCAATTATTTTAGATTGTAGTAAATATAATGTTTTTAAAATCACTTTAACAGGAAATGCTACTTTATCAGTTTCTAATATTTCAATTGGCCAGTTTATAAAGATTGATTTAAAGCAAGATGCGACTGGATCAAGAACTGTCACTTGGTTTTCAACGATAAAATGGCCAGATGGGGTTGAACCAGTTTTAACACCAACAGCAAATAAGACTGATAGTTTTGTTATTGAATGCGTCGACACTAATCAATATTTAGGTTATATAGTTGGACAAAACTTATGAAAACGATTTTTATAATTCAAGGTTATGAGCAAAAGATGGAAGATGGTAGATTAATAGATGTGGTTGTTTTTGAGGTTTACGCCAAGTCGGAAAAAGAGGCTATAAATAAAGCAAAAAAATATTTAAAAAAACCATTTTATAGAGTTAGCAGTATTATTGAAAAAAATGAATGAGAATACCAAAAGATGTTATTTTAATTTGGACAGGACAAAATTCTAATATCCCATCTGGATGGAGTAGGGAAACTTCTTTGGATGATAAATTTCCTAAAGCTTGGGGAAGTCAAAATCCTAATCAAACTGGTGGATCTTTAACTCATTCACATACAACGCAACCTCATTCTCATAATTTAAGCAATCATACTCATTCTTATACTTTAAATCCTGATCCTAATACTTCGTATGGGGGAGTTTGGGGTGGAGGAGAGTCAATAAGAGATGGCCATACTCATACAGGAACAAGTGGGAATGTTATTGGCGGAACAACCTCTTCAGATAGTTTTACAACTGGTGAATCGTCAAATTTACCGCCTTATTATGAGGTTATTTTTATAAAAGCTGGAAATTCATCAATTTTATCGGAGGGAATTATTGCTTTATGGGGAGATAATAATCCTCCATCTGATTGGCAAATTTGTAATGGAAGTAATGGGTCGCCAGATTTAAGAAATAAATATTTAAAAGGTGCGGCAAGTGGGGCTAATGCCGGAGGGACAGGCGGAAGTTATTATAATGTTCATAGTTTAAATCATTCTCATACACCAACTTCTCATTATCATGCTACATCGACAAGCAATCAATCAAGTGATGCTCGTGCAGGATCAGGAGGAAGTTATGAGTGGGCAGTTCCATATTGGCACACTCATCAGGTTAGTTTTGGAAGTTCAACTCAAGATATAAATTCATTTACTGGAAATTATAATACTTCAGAAATAGTTGAACCAGCTTATAAAAAGTTATTAGCTATACAATTTAAAACAGGTGCAATAAAAAGAAAAGGAATTATTGGTTTATGGTTAGGTGATATAAATCATATACCAAAAGGTTGGGTTTTATGCGATGGAAATAATGGAACGTTAGATTTAAGAGATAAATTTATAAAAATAGCTAACGACGTAAATGAGGTTGGACAAGTAGGTGGGAATAATACTCATAGTCATGCTAATTTTTCTCATAGTCATTCAGGAAATAGTGGACATAGTCATTCGGCTTCTTCAGATGCTCATCAAAATCATTCTTCTCAAATTCAAGCAGGTAATGCGAGTTCTCAACATAGAACTTTACAAAGAAATTATCATTCAAGCGTAAGTGTAAATTCAGTTATAGCAAATTATGATAATTCTAATATTGTTTTTAATTCAGCCGATAATCAACCACCATATAGGACTGTTGCTTATATTCAATTTCAAAAAGAAATATACGGGGGTAGCGCTCTTTTAAACTTTCTTTAACTTAAAAAAATATAACTTCTCAACCATAAAATATTTTTGTATGAGAAAACTAAGTTTACCGAACATCTACTCACAACGAGATGGACGTTGGGGAAATATACTTTTAGGTTTTAATACAAATCCTCAATATAATATTGCCAATTACGGTTGTTTGATAACTTGTTTATCAATGGTGGTAAATTATTATGGTAAAAATGATACTCCACAAACTATAAATGAAAAATTAAAACAAGTAAACGGTTTTGTTTCAGGTGGTTTATATGTTTGGGGAGCAATAACAAAATATTATGGTGATATTAAAGAAAAATTGGTAAACACACCTCAAAAATTAACTGACTCTCAAATAAATGAGATAAAACAAGCAATTGATAATGGCTATCCTGTTATCTTCCAGATTGATTTTATTCCAGAAACGTCGCCAACGGACATGCACTATGTTTTATGCATTGGCTATGATGATGCTGATGAAAATAACTTTCAAATTGCTGACCCATGGATTGGTCAAATTAGATCGTTAAAAGATTATCTTCGCGGAACTCGGCCATCGGCTCGAATTTCCATTGAGCAATATATAATTTATCAAGGAAAAGTCCCAAAACCTGGGGATTATTATCTTGGAATTGACTTAAATAACAAAGAAAGTGTTAAGGTATGTGTCAAAACTTGGAAAGAAGTTGTAGATGGGAAGTTTATAAGAAAAGGAGAAGTTGAAAAGAATTATATTCCTAAATCAGAATACGAAAAGGTAGTTTTAGAACGAGATGAATTTAAAAAAAATCAATTAAGTAGTGAAGCCTTACTTTATGAGAAAAACACCTTAGCAGTTAAGCTTCAGGAATGCGAAAAACAAAGAGATATATACAAAGCAGAATATGAAAACGCAACTAAAGAAGGCGGTTATATAGAACAAATAAAGTATTTAGAAGAAGCAAAA